GACTGTTCCTACTGCTCCAGTGCCTTGTACAGAGACATTACCGTTGTCTCCCCAAGCACCTTCGCCCCAGCCGTTATTACCCCAAGTCGCCCCGAGGTCTAGGACGGTTCCATAACCACCCCATCCATTACTGCCCCAGCCTCGTTCACCAAAGCCGCTTGTTGGCCCTGAGTAAGCCATGAGGCAGTCCTATTAGGCGATGCGAATAATCGCAGTAGCAGCCGCAGCAGCAGGGAACTGAATCTGAAAATCGCCAGAACTAACTGTCTGATCTCCACCAAAGCTCAATACCGCACACGCAGAGTTAGAGTTGTTGGTGTTGTAGATCATTGCGCCACAGGTAGTAAAAGACGCGCTTGACCAAGTAGTGTCAGCGAAATCACAGACCGCAGTGGTGCCGTCAGCAACGGGGTCTACATTAGTCAGAGTGTTACCACCTGCGCTATAACCTGTTCCTGTAGTCTCGTCACTGTTGCCAGTAATGTCAGAATAGTTAGTGCTTGCAGCTCCGTAGGTGCCTGTGCCTGAAGCAGTTGCCTTCAACAGAGCAATCTTCAAAACATCAGCGCCGTTTTGCAGGTCATGCAGCCCTTTTAACAGCTCAACTTTGAAGCTGGTGGGCATCGCTGTGGTTACGGTAATAGCCATTATTAGCTCTCCAGTAGTTTTACAAGTTCCGGGTGCCCAACGGCGCGGAATTGGTTTGCCAAAGTAGTGCGATCAGATCGTATAGCTTGTTTCATGCTTTCCACTAACACACCACGAATTTGGTTTTTGAAAGCCTCTGCCTGCTCCTGTATGGCCGGATGGCAGTTGCCTCCTACATAAATAATCTTGTCTAGCGCCTGTTCAGCCAGCTCTTCTGGGGTAAACCCTCTGTTGGAGACTGTCTTTACTGTGACGTTGCCTACCTTTACTACACTTTCTGAACCGATCAAGCGACTTCTCTCCTAACCTGTCCGGAGCGGTAAGCATCGCTACGTAGTTTACCGTCACCCATTCTAATTAATAACGTAAGAGCTTGTACGTAAAGTTTTTCGTACAGGGCTACCATGTCAGGTTCGCCTTTCTGGAAGCGTATCGCTTCAACCAGAGCACCGTTCAACAACGCAGAATCAAATTCATCGCCGAGCCAAGTAGTTCCCGCAGTAACAATAGACTCTGGGTAGTAGCTGAAGTGCATTTCGACAGAATAACCCGTATCAGGTGTAGGCCCGACAATCAAACTAGTCTGATCAAATATCGCATAGTGCTTAGGTTGACCGGTAGAACTAGGCCCCGGATAGGCTTCACGAATAAAATTCACGTCTTTGTTTAGTAAATATTCGTAATCGCCGCTACCATCAATAACTGCTAATGAGTACACATAAAGCATGCCTGTCGGCATTGTCAGATACTTGTTTCCAGAAGTCAGAGTGCCCGTCTGATTTTTACGCAATGCGGGTAGGTCTACACTAGTATAGATTTTCTGTTCGGCTTGTTCTGCAAACATAGCATGTTGATCTGCCGTGAACGTCTGTTCGCAGATATCTTCTACATTCGCTTTTAATTCGGTGTAGTTCACTACGCCATTGGCCCCCGTGCCATTGTGCCTTTAGTAGCTGCACCCGCACCACGCATCTTGATACCACTAGTTTTAACGTCAATGGGTTGGTTACAACACTCAGACTTATAAACCGTAGGTTGATTCGGGAACTCAATAACCTTTGGTGCCTTCTTGCTTTCTCTTTTCATTTTCAAACCTCTACGTGATTGAAATCGTTACTTCGCCTATCTGTCCAAACGCACTCATGTTGTTTGCGTCGGCTGGTTGTATATGTGCCCTACTAGCCGGAAGCTCCGCGAAGTCTGGTCTTGGGTCACGTATAGCTTGCGGATCATCTACTGGAAACTCACCTAACCTATTCTGCGGCTGGTCAGGATTCCAGCATTCTGGACACGCTTTTAAATTCGTTTTGTTGTTCTTTCGTATAAGTTGTTTAAGTTCTCTAAGCCTGTACTGAAATCCGCAAATATCACATATTGCGATAGCTTTTTGACCCGACGCATATTTATGGGCCATCTCTATCTAACCCCATAAATACGAGGTACTAAGCTAAGCGTAGCTTTCTCTCTATCCTCTTGCGCCGCTAAATCAAACTGCCTTTCGTATTCTGTTTGCAGCATTGGGACACGAGACATTAACTCTGGGTCTTTTTGTGCTATGTAGTATGCAAGCCCCGCGACTAAGCAAGGTAAAAATCTAAAGTTCACATCCGGCGTTTCTACGCCACTACCCGCATCTTCAATACGGCGCATTCGCCAATACTTCAAAACGTAAGTGCTAGACGCATCAGGTACAGGCCACACGGTAACGGATGGGTTTGCTTGCCCCCTGTCCACGTATATCTGTATTGGTCGTCCCTGTGAAAGCTTGTTGGGTATACTGGCGTAAGTAGAAACACTTATGCGAGATATGTTGAGATCAGACTGAGTAGACACATTACCGCTACCAGTACGTACAACATGCTCAAGCAAATCAATGGTATCCGCCGGTAGGTTATACGTCGCAGTTCCTTCAGTGAGGTTGACAGCGCCTTCCTCAATCGTCCACATATTAATGCCACGGTTCTGCCACTCAATAGTAAGGAGGTTCATAGACCGACGCGCAGTACGCAAGTCATAGCCCGAACGCATTTCACGGCCCGCACGTTCCCACGCTTCTTCAGCGATCTCCGTGAAGTCCATGTTGAATGTTGCTGTACCGGAAGTAGCCATCTATTTTTTCTTCGCCACCTTCTTCTTACGTTTCAAAGATTGGACTCTCTTAGGCGCTCCTGCTGGTTGACCTAGCCGTTTCTTCTGGGCTATCCGAGATCGTTTCTCGGATTTAGTCATCTCACCAGAGGTTTTAGGGGTCTTACTGGAAACTCGTTTGGTGGGTCTACAGTAAGGCGTGCCCCTCTTTTCACCTTCTTTGCGTCCGCAGGCTTTTCCCGTGCGAACGTCTTTCCAATCTTCCTTAAACCAGCGTTTTAACGCTGCGCCTTTTTTCGTCTTACGAACGGCCACTGGACTTATTACCCCAGTTCTTGGCACCGACTTTACGGCACTTAGCTATGGCACCAGAAGCATAAGCAGAGGGGAACACTTTGTACCGAGCCTTCACCTTACGGTAACACTCGTCTTTAACTGATCCACCTTTATTGAAGGCTATGGGCTTTATTGCACCCATACCTCTGCATTTCCTCACCGCATTGTGCCTCGTGTTCTACCACGTTGGCAGATACCGTCACCCCGGACGCCCCCGCCTCTTTTCATGCCTTTAACTTTACCGCCGTAGGCCATAGCACCTTTACCATCAGCAGCATAGAAAGGAACTCTTTCGCCTTCGTCGTTAGTTACCATTTGCAACTTACCACCAGACTTATAGCCCTTATGCTCAGAGTCTTTCATCATGGTGCCGTCTGGCATACGGTGATAACCGGGCCTTCCGCCCTTTTTCATGCGTTTGGTACCGCAATTAGACACTAGATCACCTCCTTCGTTGAATGAACGGCCTCTGTCGGCCTTCATGTACTCACGCCCCACGCTCTGTGGGACACCGGCACGTCTAGCGAACTGGGGGTTATTAGCCACCGCCGCCATGAAATTGTGCTGTGCCTTAGACTTGCTAGGCACTACCACTTAACCTTATCGGCCCAATAAGCTGCGCTCATCTTGCCTTTGGCAATATTCTTGCCGTGGCGGGCCTTAAATGACTTGCGCTTCGCCTTCATCCGTGCGGACTCGCCTTTCTTGGGCTTTCCAGCCGTACCCGAAACGGTTCCGACCTTTTTACCCTGCTGCCCAAAACGAATGATCTTCTCCTTCCCGCCCTCACAAGCCTTCACAATGTGGGACTTTTTAGGGTGAGAAGGAGTACGACGCGGCTTGTTACAAGCCATTTTCTTCTTGTCTACGGGTTTAGCCACAGAACACCGTCACGTTAGACACTTGGTCTAAGGTCATAACTGCAAAATCGGTAGAGTTGCTGCGCTGAGTAAGAATACCCAACTCAGGAATAGTCACACTGTCCGAAAATGAAGTAGATGAAACCGGAGTATCAATCTGTAGAAGCAATGTGCCAGAGCTGCTATTTAAGTTGAACTTAATAGACCCCGCAGTGCCCGCACCCACGTAATACAAGCTCTTCAGCCTAGTTCGACCAAACGCCAGAGAACCCGTAGTTCCTATGCTTACAGCGCCAGCAGAAGCTGCATCTATCGAAATACTGTCTATATAAGTATAAAAGTTTGTAGAAGAACTAGTGCTGGCACTCGCGCCAGACACTTCTTCTGTGGTGTAAGCGCCGGTCAGGTCGCCAACCTTAATACCTGTAATGGTAAAGGTACGCCCTGCATCTGCGCCTGCACACGTAAACAATATCTTATAGCCAGTACCGTATGGGCTAACGTCATTTGTCAGCAGGGTAATATCTCCGGCACCACTAATTGTTGCCGCTGCTCTTAGCAACGTGGCACTAGTAGACGGAGTTATAGCCCAGATATCTGAGGTAGCCATAGGTCACCTCCTACTTAATTCTGCTTATACAGAATAGTAATAGTTGCAGCACCTGCGCTTGCGTCACTGTTTGAGTCTGTATAAGTGGCGTAAACAGTCACGTCAGAAGTGCCTACATCGGCCAATTCTGCTAACTGAGAAGCGTCACTAGAAGCCAACACACGAGCAGCACTAGCTACATCAAGGTTATCGGCGTACAGATTTGCAGTAGAGCCATCGCCCAAATCAACGAGGTCAGTGCCACTACCGTCAAAAGGGGTGGTTACGTCTA